TCTTTAGGAATCTTAGTAACTCTGTTCTCGTTATCGGCTTCATGTAGTAGTGACCCATAGTAAGCACCTTCTACTGGCGCATCAAAGCTACACTCAAACTCTTGCTTGTACTTGTCCTCGCCCATCTCGTTCTTAGCACTAGCCAACTCTTGTGGGTCTAGTATGCCAGTATCACTAGCCTTAAACTCTAAGAACTTCCATCCTTCTGTGACCATTGCACGTTCTTTGAACTCTCTAAAGTGGTTGTTACCTTTAGGAGTACCAATAAACAAACAGAATCCTTTTCTGTCTGCTAGTGCCGGTCTTATAATCTCATTCCAAATCTTTGGGTCTTGGTCACCTACCTCATCTAAGACAACACCATCAAAGTATTGTCCCCTTAAACTGTCACCATTCTCACTACCGTATAGGCTTATCCTTCTGCCTAGGAAGTCCACTCGTAGCTCTGCGATGTTTGCAGTACCACCAAGTGAGCGAGTATATTCTGTTAGGTAATCCCATGCGACCCTTTTAGCCTGTGAGTATGTAGGAGCTATATAAGCATACCTAGGATTTTTCTGTTCGTTCTGTAACGCAGAATGTATCAATTGTACAATCGCAGAAACAGTTTTACCCATCCTACGATGAGCTACAGCCACAACAAAGCGATTCTCTTTTACTGCCTTGTGTATCTCTTTCTGTGGTAAGCGTGGGCGATACCCTAAATCAATGGCTGTCATCTATGCCCGTTATTACTTGTATCATCAACGGTGCATCAGAATCGCCTGTCAGCTCTATACTACTCAAGTCAGGTACGCTCTTCTTAAGCAATAGCTCAATAGCCTTCATGCGAGTAGCAGTCATTTCAGTTTCATCTGTGCCAAGTGCATGATTTTGTAGAACATTTATAAGCTGACTAGCTTGTATTTTTGTTCTTATTTCGTCTTGGTGTCTTGCTCTTAATCTTGCTGCCATTTTATTGTGACTCCTTATAGGTTGGTCACCCAGTTGTTAAAATTATGTTACCAATGATGTATTGCGTTAATAACGAGTGTAATGTTAGCGATTACAGCTAACAGAATAATAAACCAATGGTCGTTCATCTACCATTTAACCTTATTCGCCCAGTATGCAGCAGACATCTTACCTTTAGCAATGTTCTCAGCGTGTCGTGCTTTAAATGCTTCGTTACGCTTGCTGTTATCTGGACTGCCTTTTACACCTTGTTGACCAAAGCGAATAGTTTTAATCTCGTCACCATCTTTTGCTACTACTACGTGTGACTTGGTTGGATGGTTTGGAGTTGCCTTTGGTTTGTTAAAGCCAGTTACACCAGCTCTCTCTAATCGTGGGTCTTTAGCCATTATGCCAATTCAGTTACGCAGACTGTAGATGCTGTAGTGGTTGCATCTTTGATGTAAGCCATCTTGTTGCCGGAAGTAACTTTAAAGAATGCAACAGTATTGGCAGGAATCATTGCGCTAGTAGTAACTGTGGCTGTTGGATTAGCACCAAAGGCTACATAGCAATGACCAGATACAGCAGCAACACGTACTAGTGTTACACCAGTAGCAAAGGCTGCTGATTGTGCTGTGGTGTTACCAGCAGCTAAAACTTGTGATGTAGAAGGTGTATAAGCATCTACTACGTTACCATTATCATCTTTCGCAATTATACTCATATTATTTACCCTTCATTTTGTTTGCTTCGCTTAGTGCGATAGCAATTGCTTGTTTACGTGACTTAACGACCTTGCCACCTTTACCAGAATGAAGGTCTTTATCTTTATACTCGCCCATTACTTTGCCAATCTTTTCTGCAATCTTATCCATGTTTCGCATTTTAGTCTTCCTCAGTTTCAAAATCTTTACGCTCCCATACGCTGCATAGACGTGAGTTATGGCAGATTAGGTCTAGCTTGTGACACCAGCCACGTTGTGCTTGACCATCGTATAAGTCGTATTTGTTAAGTGGGATTTCCTCCATTGCTTGAAACATCTCTGGAGTATTGTCGTAGTATTCGCAGTTACCGCATCGTTGACGTTTGACTTCTGCTGGTGTGATTCGGAACATCTTAGCCATCTTTGCCCAGTACTCAGTATTAGGCAAACTTGGGTTCATAGCTCCAAGAGAATAGTTATCAATGGCATTCTTGGTGTTGTCAGCAATCTCTTTGGCTGTGCCAATAGTAGTTTTTGTGTCTAACAAACCTTTTGCCATAGTTATTCCCTAAAAAATAGGAGGCTCTCGCAACTAGACTGCCTCGGAGTCTACCCTACCACGTCTGGGGGGCGATGATTGCTTTCTAGCGATGTACTGTCGCTGGAATAAAAGAGTAATGCAAAATCGCACTACTATAAATCGTTACGTGACTTTACCATACTAATCAATCGTGGTCAATATATCACTTTTAATGGTTTTAACTATGGTAACGTGTCTAAAAAAGAGCAGAATGTAAACACGTACACGCTAATGTGTACATTTAATCAACAGGAGATTTATTATGTGGACTACACCAGCAGCTACAGAAATGCGTTTTGGCTTTGAAGTAACAATGTACGTTATGAACAAGTAACATATTTGTTACTATTTACTTCCCAGTCTGGCTATCTGCTGGGCTGGGTTGCCAGTACTCTTCAATATTTTTTTCGCTGTACTCAAACTCTATTAGCATCTCAATAAAGTGTATTGCCTTCTTTAAGTCCTCAAGACCGTTCTTATTCCTATGCCTACAAAGGTACTTGATTGCAGTAGCCTCTAGGTACGGAATGTTATTGTAATAGCAAAACTCTGCTGGCTGTATTGCAAAGCCCTTGTAGTGATTGCCACCGTGTTGGATGTCTAGTACGCTCATTACCAGTCACTCGCTGACATTGTTGAACCACTTACATGGTTTTTAGGTGATTTCATATTAGCCCTATCTATTGCACGTTGAGTCATGTATAGATTGCTTAATTTTCTGTCATCAAAATTAATTACCCTAGCACCAGCTATTGTTGGTGTATTTTCGCTAACCTTAGTTTTATATTTCTTAGGTGATACATACTCTAACGCATCATCGTAGCTCATTAGCTTGGTAGTGACAAAGCTGTAGTACTTACGTGTGCCGGTGTCGCTAACAACAATGCTTTTCATAAAGCCTCTAGCCATTAAACTCTTAATCGTGTTAGATGCAGTATTCTTATCGGCATCTAATTGTTGCTTCATGTCTGTTAGCGTTTTAGGTAATATGCAAAACTCTAGGTAGACGTTGTATCTAGCAACCATCTCTTTTGCCATACTGTCTAATTTAGCTTCTTGTTTTGCATAGGATTCTGCTATTCTTTTCTCTCTATATGCTTGCTCTGCTGCCTTGGCTTCTTCTTGTGTCTGATAATTACCAATGTGAATAATCTGACATTCTGAATCCCTAGCTGTTACTACCCATGCATCTACTTTCTTACGAAAGACAATCATATTAAACCTTTCTCAATTAATCTTAGTTGCGTTTCAATAACACCTTCTAGGTGCGATAACTTTAATTCATCTCTTGTGTGGTTAGTCCTAACTCTGCCATCTATAGCATCGTGGCATCCAGAGCAACAATACGCACCGTGTAGGTCGTTTACTTTCTGACCAGTACCATGTCCATATCTAATACCACTTAAATGCGCCAAAACGGTTGTTTCCGGATTGCCGTTGCAGTAGCCGATAATTCTAACCGTGCAGTTCTCGCCTTTAGCTGATTGTGTGATTTTACTCATTGAACACAAATCCAATCGTGCCAGCCCATATTTCAACATGACGTTGATAGTCTGCCATCTCTGCTGTAGATAATTTGGTTGTACTCTTAATTACTTCAATCGTTTCACCATTGACTACAGACTGACTGCGTAGAAACTTCCAACCCATCAGCTCATGCACCTTGTCCGGTGTTTCACCAATATACTCTCCAATTGCACCGTATAGCTTCCATAAGCGTGAGTTTTGTTCTAAGTTACGTGTGTGTGACTTGATTGTTACGTTAGCAACATAACCCTGTGATAAATCTAGTGCCTTAATCTTTTCAAACAAGTAAGGCAAATTGCTTGTGCTAATATTAAAGTTTTTAACTTCCATCTTTAAATAAATCCTTTATCTTTCTACGTGACTCTTGAGATGTAGCCACTACCACCGTTTCTATTTTTTCTGACTTAATTTCACCAGTAAATACTCTTACACCATCAGTTGCACGAAACTTACCTGTGAAGCCGGCAGCTTTCATACGCTTAATCCATTCGTTACATGAAACTTCAGTCACTAAACACAGCCTTTACTAAAATGTCCATGTAAGCAGGAATTGTAAACTTGCCGGATTCGTACTTGGCAATGCTATCCCTAGTCTTAAACAATTTAGTGCCAAACTCTTTCTGGGATAAACCTGTTTTGCTGCGTAGTTCTTTTAACTCTGTGTGTGTCATATATAACCTTATCTGTCGTTGATGATTTATTATATATCACGCTGTATAAAATATGCAACAACTATTCAAATAACCTTTCTTGTGCTGTTTCCTGATTAATTCGTTTACAAGCTGCATTAAAGTAATCAGTATCTAATTCGCAACCAACCATTTCAAATCCAAGGTTGTTGCAAGCAATAGCGTGTGAACCAGAACCTAGATGTGTGTCTAATATTTTATCGTTTTTGTTTGCGTAATTAGTTAACAACCATTCGTAAAGTTTTACTGGCTTTTGTGTCGGATGTATTCTTTCAATGTCAGCATTTTGTGGTCTTTGATAATAAGTTTTAGCTGATTTATCAAAATTTGTCCAAGCATATTCACAACTTGCAAAACTTACTGTTTCTGGTTGTTGTTTATCCCAAATTAAAAAACACCTTGTTGGTGGCATATTAAAATAATTTGCACCCCAAATAATTTGATTTTTACTGATTCTAAATAATTCATTAAAATATTCTTGTTTAGGAGTTTCGCTATCCCATTTTTTATCTTTACCACCATAATGACCTAAACGACCACTTGAATTAATATCAATTCCGTATGGTGGGTCAACAATAGCCAAATCAAAAGCATTGTCTGGTAATGACTTCATATACTCCATGCAATCAACATTGTGAAGCGTTGCTTTACCTATCGTTATCATTTTTAATCCTTTGTTTGGCTGCTTCCAATGTGTCGTAATAACCAAGATTTTTATTCATCTTGCTAAGACCATACTTAACTCCGGTAGGTGAAAAGTATTTGGCTATAGTCCATGCACCAGAGCTTATGTGGTACTTGTCCTGCTCAATCCACTTCATGCGTATTTCTCTTTTAGTTTAAGCACAGCATCGTGCAATGTAATTCTTGAGTTTGGTTCGTGCCATTGTTTTTTCCATCTGTATTTAGATACAAGCGAGTTACCTAAGTCAATCTCGTCATGGTCTACGTGAGATGTTAAAAATACAAATGACTGTTTTCCTGTTTCGTAACACATATCACATAATCGTTCTAAAGCAAGCTGCTGACCAAATGGCATTTGTGCATCTAAGTATTTTGTTTCAATAAATATGTACAGCTTATTATTAAACTCCATGAATGCATCTAAATCCATTGGAGTTATCTTGCCAAATGTCATGTTGTCAAAATTGACAATGCTTCTCATGTGTTCACGATTGCGTATCATAATGTTCTCCTAGCACTTCTTTTGCAGCAATAACTGAAGTATCTGGAAAGTTCTTTGGGTTTCGTAAGATACGTTTAGCCCAAGCATGATAGTCTGTCTTAGGTTTAATTCTTTCGTGAATAAATAAAGCTAACTTGTCTGCATGAGCCTTGTTGTCTTCATGGCTTACTGGTGCTGGTAATGCTTGGTAGATTGGGTCTTTTGGTCTGCATAGTCCGAGTATGTCGTGTGGAGTAGGTGGCTTGCTTGAACTGTCTACCCATTGGCTAACTGCTTTCTCTACTACGCTGTACTCGTACTTAGATAGTAAGTTCCACCAAGTTAAGATAGCTTCTTTTGTTAAAGGCGGTTTGTTAGTAAGTTCCATTGCAACATTTAACATTCCCCAAAACTGCTTTTTATTACAATCATTCATTTGCAATCCTTTCTAGTGTAGGTGCTGACTCTAGCCAATCATTAAATTGTGCGTCAGATACAAAGCCGTAGCCTTTCATTGGCTTAACTGACTTATCTTTTACCCAGTCAGCATTAAATCCTGTCCATCCTTTCTCGCAACATAAAGTAATTGCTTGCTCTGGTGTAATGCCAGCCATTACAGCTTGATTGCATATTGCGTTAAACATACGCTCAGTAAATGGTGCAGCTCTTTTACTTTTTCTGATAGCTTGATACTCAGCAAACAATTCTGCAGGAATTGGTGGTGTGTATTTGTTTAATGGTTTATGTTTAGTGGTTATTGTTTCTTGTTTAGCATTAGCCTTTGGTACACCCCCTGATAGCCCCCCTATGACCTCGCTATCACCATCCTTTGACCACCTTTTAGCAGCCCCACGTTTACCAGCTTCACTAAATGCTTGGTATTGTTCAATTTCTTTATTAGCACGATGATTTATCCAGCCATCATCAGTCAGAATAAAAAACTCTGTCAATACGCTTTCAACGTCAGACAAATACTCTTTGTTTAAGCAAAGTAGTCTAGTAATTTTTATTAAATCATTTTGTATTGGTTGCTCATGTAGGTAATAAAAGTCTAATAACCTGCGGTAGCAAATATCCTCGGTAGGCGATAAATGCTTTGTGTGGCTCTGATAGTCACCAATGTTAAATTGGTAGTAATGCATTTGGTTTCTCCAAAAAAAAACCTTAGACAACACTCTCATCTTTTTTAGGGATGTTGACGGACTGGTGGGTACCAGCAGAGTGTTGACTAAGGCTTACCCAATGTTCACCGTCAAGTGATAGCGTTACTTTAAACTAATCTTTCCTTTCTTGCAAGTATTTTGTAATTTCTTCTTTAG